AAACTGTTGACACTGGCACAGGTGTTACGGCTAAAGGGGCGGTTGCAACCCTCATTCTTGGTAATTGTGTACTCTATACAGGGTGCCTTACCAACTTGGATGCTGCTGCTATTGCCGACATCAGCTCTGCTGCTTTCGGTCAGTACACATACATCCGTTAATTCCACGATGGAAGGAGGTGAAACCATATGCCACGTGGTCAAAGTGATATACCAGAATTAAGACTGTCGGTTCTCCAAAATTATATGGAGATATTTGTTACTCCGCCAGAATTGATTCTAAGCAACATTTTTGGATCCAGCCAGTCCCCAACAAGTAGCATCGAGTGGGAAAGCCACAGAGGTGGAAGGGGTATGACCCCATTCGTTCCGCCTGGTGCTCCGGCGCCCCAGACCGCTCCTCATGGGATAAGTCAGCATAGGGCTGAGGCCGCATACTGGAAAGAGAAGATGCCGTTCGACGAGGAGTTCTTAAATAACCTACGTCAGCCTGGTACTGAATCTACCCGTATGTCGGCACAGCAAAAGCTGGCGAGGGAATTGGCTAACCTTAAAAACAGGAGCAATAGACGAAAGGAATGGATGTTTGCCGAAATGCTGTTCGGTAATGGCTTTAGCTATAATGTGCAGGGAGGCTACAAAGTCAGTATCGATTATGGCATTCCTTCTGCAAACCGAGTAGCACTCACCTCCAGTTATTACTGGGGATCAGGTGCTAGTCGTAATGTGATAGGAGACATCCAGGATGGTAAACAGCGGATTGCTGATGAATGTGGGGGCAAGGTCGATCTTGCTCTTTTTAACTCCAGCACCTTGAAGCTGCTTGCCAATGACACCAACATTACCAACCTTCTGAAGAAGGAAGCGTTTGGTACTGGCGAACTTTATGGTAATATTGCCAGTAATGTTCATAATATTGTGGGTGTCAACCCCCAGATTCTGGGTTCCTTGCTGGATATTCCTCGGTTTGTCGTTTACGACGAGCAATATGAAGTCAGAGCCTGGTTGACTTCTGCCGTAACAGGTGGAAGCACGACTTGGATCTCTGTCGATGCCAATGAGGATTTTGTTGTCGGCGGGAAGCTCAGGATTTGGGACTATAGTGCCAATACCTGGGAAGAAAGATACATCCTTGATGTCAACGCCGAAGCAGGCACCATTCAGATTGAATATCCATTCACCAATTCGTACAAGGCGATGGAAGACTATGTGACGATGGCCCAGAAATTCGTACCGGACTACAAGTTCGTTATGATTTCTACCAGAGTTGATGGTCAGATGATTGCTGAGTACAAAGAGGCGCCTTTTGGTGTCGCTCGTCATTACGGCCAATTCACGGATACCAATACAGATTGGGATCCTGAAGTAACGTGGATTAGGGTGCAGGATAAAGGTTTACCAGTTCTCTATCAGAGAGATGCGGTTTATGTTTTGACCGTAGCTGAGGCAGCAGGCTTAGCAGCTACCTCAACCACTACTTCATCCTCAACTACCACAAGTTCTTCAACCTCCACTACCACTACTACTCCGTAATATTGAGTAGTGAGGAGGGATAATCGATGGAAGTCGAAGATATACTTAAAGAAAAGAGAAAGCAAGCTAATCAATCAATTTCTGAGGGAATTGAAAAGGTAATTATTCTTAAAACATTTAAGAGTGGTGAAACCGTTTGGGAGAAAGGGGAGGTTTTATGGCCTCCTCTTTCCCCAGACATAATCAGGGAAATAAGGTTAGGAATGGAAACCGTTGAGGCTGTGTATAAAAGATGAATCAAGAAGAGCTCATAGACCAGTTGACACTAGAGGTCAAGAATCTTGACACTTATTTAGAGAGGGATGATTACGTAAATGCAATAGGAGATGCTGAGGCTGAGACAGGCTGGGATCTTCCTATAACTGATACCCTCAAGTTGTTATGGCTCAAGAAGAGGGCTAAACGACATATCTTCTTTTATCTCTATACAGAATCAGCTCATAAATTCAAATATAAGCAAATCAACTTACAGCAGAGGTGGGAGCATTATAAAGAGATACTTGCTACAATGGATGAGGAATTCGTAGCATTTCAAGAGGATAGACCTGATCTCTTTGGTGCTGTGGATCCGTTTCATGCTTTTGGTACCAAGATTGATGCTGGGTTTGCTTATGAAGGACAAACGGGGGAGGATATCACATATAGTAATGTAAATGAGGTTGATTTTAATCCCAAAGAGAACGACTGATGACTATTGGTCCAGATATAAAGGAAGCTATTACTGAAGTTGGGACTAAATATAACATTCTAAGGGACAGTGGAAATGTTCTTGGGGAATATCTTGACTATGAAACAAATGCTCAGGTAACAAAGCCCTTCATCCGAGAGTTCTTTCTCGAAGCTACCCTAGTTTATGACACCTCAGTGGTAGCTGGAGACATCATTCAATTCACCACCACGTTAGAGAAGTACTTTATAATGAATTTAACGCCCGAGATGTTTGAGAACACAGTCATCTCTTACCAGGGTGTTCTATATAAAACCAATGAAACTATGACGGTGTATAGACCAAGTGAGAGTAGGGATAGTGGCACTTTATTGATGAAAACCACTTGGACTCCTGTCGAAACTAACAGACCCATATTGGCTACGGCCCCTTTATTTGGTATAGATTTAGATACAGACGAGCAACTTGGATTGATTGGATTACAGGTGCATGAGGCATTTGTTCCATCCAGTTACGATATCCAAGTTTTAGATCGCCTGCTATTTAGCTCTGGAGAGTATTTCAGGGTAGAGGCGATTAAAAAGAGAAGATTTGAGGGTATGGACGTATTAGATATAGGTACGGATACTAGGCCTACTACAACTACTAGTACCACTACCACTACTACTACGACTACTCCTTAACGAGTTCAACGCTTGAGTTCTTTTAATCTTTAGCATAGGAGATTATGCTAATGTCCAGGTCAGGCTGCTTTTGCCCTCATTGTGGAGCAGAGGTTATCATACTTAGTAGTAAGGAGGAAGACAATTTTAAGGTGGTTTGCCCAAAGTGCTTCAAATCTTTCTATGTGGTGAATGTTAAAACCGGATTACCAGGGGGAGATCGATATGAGTTGGATCCGAGGCATATTTTATGAACATATTTATAGACGATGAGGACTTAATCAGAGTAGATCTCTTTGTTAAACGCTGCGGTGGTAATTGTGAATGTGGAAGGCTGTTGCATAGATTATATACAGCTTATTTGATAGCGATGAAGGAGTTAAAAAAGGCAGATGTTGAAGCCTTTAAAAGGATAACAGAGAATGATAAGAATGTCGTGGGAATTGAACAGCTACCGTCGGTATCTGAATGCTCTAATAAGAGTGAGGAGGAAGGGACAGATAGAGAAGAATGATCTTCCCATGCGTTCTGCTCTGGATTACATTTATCGTGTAAGTAACAATATCAGTATTCAGAAGTTTGCAGGACAATGGTCACCTTTAAACCAGCGTTACAAGGAATGGAAGATTTTTGCATACGGAGAAAGTAGATGGTGGATAATGAGCGGTGCTTTACAGAAATCATTAAGTGCTTTCAAGCTAAGTGGGGGTTGGTTTGGAGGTATACCTGCACATGCTATGGCACCTAGTACTTCTTGGTTTGGAACTAAACCAGGTGCTCCTGTCAGTATAGCTGAATATGGATATTGGGCAGAATATGGTAGGAGAGGACAAGCTGCTAGGCCTCTTTTTAACCCAACTTTGGAGGAGTTTGTAAATGAGGGATGGCCTAAGCAAGCAACTCAATCAGCATCTAAATTAATAGGAGCATGGCGATGAAATGGTTAAAAGATAATGTTGAGACAATTTTGACTATTTTGGTAATAATAGGAATGGTAGTTGGGGGTATTTCTTACTTTGCTAAGGACGATGACCTCAAATTGGTAGACCTCAGGCTTGAACAAAAGATAGTAAGTGACGGTATATTTAATCTTACTATGCAGATGACCCAATTGGAAGCGAAATATGGCAATCGTCCTTGTTCTACATGGAATGACTATCAGGATCAGCAACAGTATCAAAGGCTTAAACTCCAACTGGATTCCCTTCAAAAGAAACAGAATGCAATCATCAACGAACAGACAAAGAGGAAATGATGAAAATTTTAGATGTTTACCCAAAGGACGTTTATGTGCAATTGGAAGTATCACTCAAAGAGCTCAAAATGCTCAAAAGTTATATTGAGAATAGTCTTCCTGTTTATGCTCGTGTGCATGAGGAGTTTGAGGAAGAGCAGTTCTTGGAGCATAACTTCTTACCAGCTGCTAAAGACGTAATAGAGCAAATGGAAAAGTTTAGTAAATAGCAGTATAAGCAATTTAAGAAGTTCGTGCAGAATTCAGTAAATAAGCTGTACTAAATTTAAGAACAAAGGCATATAACAGCATGACTTTAGACGCTACAGCAAGAGAAGCTAATATCAGGGACAGTGTTAAAAAGTTCTTCATAGACACCTACTCTGT